GAATAGGTGAGCATCAGCTTTGATAACTTCGCGGAATTTAGGCTCATCAATTCTCGCTAGTTCATCCGAGAACGCTTGGAGTAAATCCTCATCACGTAGCGTGGCGTGGATTAGCGTACCTAGTTCTATTTTCGCGCTCATTGTATTGATCTCCGAATCCTGGTTTGTTTCGTTACTAGCTTGTAACGGGTCAGCATGTAAACAGTCGGCTTACATGCTCACCCGATGTGGTGCTAGTGACAGTGACATTCCGAATTACCAGCAATAGCCCAACGGCCACATTCGCCATCGTGATATTCATTCTCAGGACATTCACAACTACCCTGAGACATTAGAATACCGAGATTGTCCGCGTGTCTATCTGCCATTGTTGCGTGCCCAGTTTGGTCTAATTGCCTAAACTGTTTCGCTGACTCTCTGAGCATATCGTATGCTCCAGCTACTACTGTTTTATTTGTTTGGTATTTTGCGATCATGAGTATTATCTCCGATTGTTTACGCTGCGTTATGTAGCGTTGCTGCATCGTTAGAATCCCTAACGATTAGTTGATGTGGTCCGAATTCTATGTTGACTAGTCCACTAGGAAACAGTGTAGCGAACGCGCTATTGTGAACATCTATGATCGGCCTAGGCTTACCGTTCTTGCGCGGCTTACCTGATACGGTACGTGATCCGCTGGGATCGTGTGTAATGATGATCCCGTGATCGAATTCATCCATTGCGAACTTATCGCCAGAATTGAATCCGGCCTTGTGTAGGTTTGCGCCTTCGATCCATAGTCGGAGTGATCCGTTTTTGCGTACTCCGAGTTTTACAGGTTTCATTTCGTATTATCTCCGATTGTTTGATTGTTACAAGCTAGCGTTAAGAGCGGCTGTCACTTCTGACGTATCGACTAACCTAGCAACCCGTCGAGCGTTGCTGACGTGGTGCGATGTGGTCATAGAGTAGAAACTACCCGATGCGGTAAAATCTCCGACGATCAAACCGTTATCAGTTCGCATCCCTATTACTAGGTTATAGCTTCGCAGTTGACCGTTGCTGTCAGCTGTTAGGCTACCGTTACCAGTTCGGCCATATCGACCGTTTGCCCATGCTGATATAACTTGTGATTTGTTCATTATCGTATTTACTCCATAACTTGTTTGCGTTGCTGGTTAACCACTGTACACACACAATTAGAGAATAGCAACTACCAATATAACCCAATGTACATTCATTACCTGATCTAGACGCTACCGATTAGCGAATAGTTACCGCATACCAACTACCGCCGTGCTAGCTGTATTCGGTCACATGGTGGGCCGTGGTGGTGGTTTGCTAGGTTGCCGTGATGCTGATGTTCCACGCGTCCATGCTGACGTGCTACAGCTGACTGGCTGGTTGGCTGGTTGGCTGCTGCTGCTGCTGCTGACGCTGCCCTAAATGCAGCCAGAGGACGCACCCAGGCGCAGGCGCACAGGGCAAGGACGCAGGCGCGAGGGAGGTGGCTTGCGTGGCTGAGTTGGTTGGGTTGGTTGGTTGGTTGGTGGGTAGCGGTGTGTGGTGCTTGCGGTGGTGTGTTGGTTGTTGGTGGGGGGTGGTATGTCTTGTTGTGATTGTTGTTGTATGTGGTGGTGAACCCACATAAATCACGGAGCAAGTTTTCGGTTTTCTCCTAGTTGGCCTGTTCACTTGTTTGCTTGAGGAAGCGAAGCGACTAGGAGTTCTACGACAAGTGATCTAGTTGAACTAAGAAGTTGCCTAATAACACGCTATTCACAGTGTTACTAAGGGTTGTTACTAGTGATTACTTGGTGTTACTAACGCCACTATTAACACCTACGCTTGGTGCTACGGTGTGAATAGCTACAGGTTTGCTGGAGTAGCAAAGTAACTGGTAACCAAAAGCCCAGACGGTTGCGGAAGTTCGCTTGGTTAAGCCCCCCCTACCCCCCCAAGGGGCATTAAGAGTTTGTTTCCGCATTACTACTGTCGGGTGGTAGAGGTTCTGCGTCGCTAGACCAGGATACCTGCTGCTTTGTTGGAATTGCTTTGATAATTCCCGACTATGTTGATTTCAGACGTATGGCGTATAGTCCATGCTCGGCTGAAGCCCCACTGGTTTTGTTAGGCAACCAATCGCCTTGTTACTGCCTTGGGTAAAAAAATACCCGTTGGTGGCAGTTGAAGACATATCTGGTGTCAGTGATATGACTGCTTCCCAACGGGTAACAAATACACACTGACTACCTTCATGTCTTCGAGGGTTACCGTAAGCCTTGTGGTATTGTTGTGTCAATAAGAAAAAGTAGGATAGGAAGAGTAATTTTGGCTAAAAAATCGGTTGCGGCAGATCATCACGAGATGCGACGCAAGTTATTTGCTCGTGAATATGTGAGGACTGGCAAGCAAAGTACGGCAGCGATTGCAGCGGGATACTCTCCAAATGGAGCGGACGTTTCTGGTTCTCGCCTCATGAAGAGTCCGATTGTTGTTAATGAGATACTCCGGTTAGAGGCTCTTAAGGACGCAGAAGACAAGATCGACCGCATGTACGTCCTTAAAGGGTTATACGACTTGGCCGAAGACGCAGAAAAAGACAGCGATAAGATCAGGGCACTCGAACTTCTAGGCAAATCACTCCGAATGTTCGTGGATCAGGTGGAAACCTACACAACTCACGATGTAACAGAACTTCAAGAGTTCTCGCTTGACCAACTCCGCGCCAGTCATCAAGAACTTTCAGCAAAAAACGCAGCAAAGAATGACGTAGAGGTGCTGAATTGAGGAGTCTTGACGGTCCTATGCACTTTTATCCGAACCTGAAAGCTACGAGGTTTGCTACGTGCAAGAACGGCTGCATCTACGCAGCAGTAGAAGATACTGATACCTGCAAATATTGCACCGATAAGCCCGAAAAAGCGAAAACAGCGAGGAATAAAGCCACATGACAACTAAAACAGTCACTATTCAGGACATAGAACTCGCTTTAGCCTCCAGGTCGTTTGAAGACTTCTTGGAGTTTGTGAAAATTCTCGAACCACCAACCGCAACGTCCCGTGGTGGCATCATCAAGTTTGAAAAATGGGGCTACCTGATCGAGTTTTGCAAGGAACTTGATAAGGAGCGACTCATAAACGTCCTCAAATCTAGACAGTTAGGCTTTTCGTGGATACTTGCGTCTTATGCCCTCTGGACCGCCATGTATAAAGAGGGCGCAAACGTCCTAGCGTTCTCTCAGGGGCAGCTTGAGTCTGTGGCGTTCTTGAATAAAGCAAGAATCGTTCACGATAATCTCCCTCAGCACTTAAAAGTAGGGCTTGGTAGAGATAACGACACCACAATGGAATTCCCCGCCATGAAAGCACAGATCACTGCCCTTCCTTCCACGGAAAAGGCTGGTCGTGGGCAAACTGCAACCCTTGTTATTCAAGATGAGGCTGATTTCCACGATAATCTTGATCTCAACTACGCCGCAATCAAGCCAACGATTGACCAAGGGGGACAACTCATTCAGTGTTCCACAGTCAATAAAAAGAAGGCTGGCACTCTGTTCAAAGAGATTCACCGGCGCGCTCCTGAAAATGGATTCAAGAGCATCTTCAGTGGGTGGAAGTCTAGGCCAGATCGTGACCAAACATGGTACGACCGTGTGCAAAGAGAAGCACCTGTTACTGACGGTATGTCTCCTGAACTCTATATGGAGCAAGAACACCCAGAAACAGCAGAAGAAGCATTACGCCCATCAAGAGTGATGGCAGCATTTGATGTTGACGCTATCGAATCAATGGAAATCGACACCAAATTGCCAATCGAAACGCGAAACGGTGTGGCGAATATCTACCAGAAGCACGTAGTCGGCAAACGGTACGCCGCAGGCAGTGACACAGCCCACGGAACTGGCGCAGATTATTCTGTTACTGCTATTATTGACGTTGAAACCGGATACGTTGTTGCTGATATCTACTCAAATACCATTGCGCCTGAACATTTTGCGATGGAATCTGTCAATCTATTAGAAGATTACAAGTATCCGATTTGGGCTATTGAAGATAACGACTGGGGCGAGTTGACACTGAAAAAAGCAGAGTCACTCAAATATCCTCGCATGTACGAACGAAGAAACGCTCAAGGTAAGCCATCTGGTAAGTACGGTTGGCGTACAGATGCTAGAACAAGAACCGTCCTGTGGGGCGAATTGATTGAAGCTGTTCGTGATAGGTTGATTATTGTTCCAAGCAAGCCTGGACTAAATCAGTTTTCCTCAGTAATCAGGAACCCTGACAAAGATGGACGGATTGAGGGCATGGTTGGGACTCACGATGACTACCCAATGGCTGTCGGGTTAGCGTGGCAAATGCGTAAAGAAGCCTACAATCAAGCTAAGAAAATCAATGTGATTACAAGAGAAGAACGATTGCGTCGCATGGGAAACAATAAGTAATGGCATCTAAGAAAGACCAACGCTCTATTGAACGCATTCTTAATAAGATTGATCGTAAAGAACAAGTCTTTGAGAAGCGAACAGCCTTCATGGATAGCGATTACGACTGGGGCTGGAAGAACACCCCGTTCGTGCCTATTGCCACAGAAGGCATTCAGCAAAAAGACGCTATAACCACCAACTTTGCAAAGGTGCTGGCGCGCAAAGTCTCTAATGGTGTGGGCTACGCAGAGCGAATTGTCCGTGTTATGGATGACGCTGACAACGAGGAGTTCAGAGACAAGAACAACGCATACGAGCGTTGGTGTATCGGTATTCTGGAAATGGCAGATGAACGCCTGCAATCAAGCGGCATGAACTCTACCGTACAGGGCGAAAATGCGTGGAATGCTGTTGTTCGTGGAGGATGGATTGGCACTCGTTCAGTCCTAATAAAAGATGCAGAAGGCGAAACACTACCTGACATTGTTCCTATTGATCCACGTAACTTAGTGTTTGAAAAAGGCCGTGGCGAGCCTTTATGGGCAGCAATTATCACCCAAAGGTCACGACAGGATATTCGCGAAGAGTATCCCAAATTTGTATTTGACCTAGAAGACTCACCTCAAAGTTACGCAGATGACGAAGATGAGTTAGCCCGTGTGGTTGATTACTACTGGACGCAAAATGGCAAGCGCATGAACGCTGTCATCATCGACAACAAGTACGCCAAGAAGCCTACGGATACGTTTGCGGTAAACTTCCCTGTTGTTATACGTCTTATCGGTAATAACCCCGGCGTAATGAACTACAGCCTGAAGGACACGATTGACGGAACTCGTGAGATTCCCGGCATTGAAGACGTTGGAGACAGTATCTTTGCTGCTCTTCGCCACGTAATACCGCAAGTAAACCGTCTAGCTTCTTACCGAATGGCACTTACATCAAAAGCTATTCAGGGAACGCTAATCATAAAATCTCGTGATGGAACTAAAGAACTAGATCAGGACGCTTTCAAGTCTGGGTCTGAAGTAGGACTATCAACCGATAACAATGAAGACATTGGGCTTCTTCCTCTATCTCAACTGACAGCAGATGCAGGTCAACTAGAAGGGGAATTGAGGCTTGACGAATCTAATGCCGGTCTTTCTGACCCTGCGCTGGGAAGACTTACGTCCCCGGTTTCTGGTGCGGCACTTCAAATCCTTAGCCAGGCCGATACTGAAGTGGTTGCTCCGTATCTTAAAGCTGTAGAGTCTTTGCTTGCAGGTATCCTTGATAACCTGGGCAAACAGTACGAATCAGGCCGATATAAAGATATTCAGGTTCGTGGTAAAACCCATACTGACCAACCCTTTAACAAGGTAATTGCCCCTGATGACATAAAAGGGCATAATCTTTTATCTGTGGAACTCAGGCAGTCACAGCCACAGGACGATTTCGCTTTGTGGCAGGCGGCTCAAGTGGCCTCTCAAGTTGATCCCTCAACTGGCACGGCACTTGTATCCAAGCAATACGCAGCCACCAAGATTGCCAAGGTTCAGGATTACGACCTTGAGAAACGTCGTATGTCCGGTGCGCGAACTCGTGCATCAAGCAGGAAGTACGAGTTGCTTACTCAGTGGCATTCGGCAAAACTTTCTGGCGAACCTGAAGAAGTTATCCAACTTCTCGAACAAGATATCCAGAGAGAGATTGACCGTGAGGAAATGGAGGCTCTTGCGTTAGAGTTCCAGTTCCAACAGGCAGTCAACCTCGATCCAGCAGCGGCAATGTCTGGTCAGCAGACACCGCAACCTGATAATGTTGGCGTACAAGGTACGGCAGACCTTGCTACAGTTGGTGCAGACCCCAGATTATTAGCGCAAGCCGGTACGCAGGGCGTGAGTGCTGCTCCCTCTCCTGACGCTGGATATAACACGACCGCCCCTAGAAACGCTGCGGAAGCAGCAGGGTTAGAACCGAACGTATAAAGGACTGAACTATGGCTATCTGGTTCGTAGAAGTACGTGATAAAGGTGACGACTACGTTACACGCTATATCCCAGTGAATGCAGATAGCATGGGAGCGGCGAGAGAGGCTGTTTTCCCTCTTCTTGAGTCTTTTGAACGGATTGGTACTGTCGCTGCTAGGCAGCACTTTGTGGCTCGTGGTGTTACGAATCTCCCTGCTGATAGTACTGCTATCAATGCAGCACCTTCAGGACTCACTGACTGGCAAAAGATGCAGAACGCTCTGGGCGCAGGTAGGGATGGGGGATTCGATGGGGATGGATTCGATATCAGTGCCGAAACTGATCCAGCACTACGCCGTGAAGCCTTCGAGTTTGGCCCCGGTTTTGAAGCAGGACTCAGGCAGCGGAATATTGATATTGGTCCCGGTGGTGGATTAGAGGGGCGAATTGCACAAAGCCGTCAGCGTGCATTAGAAGACAGGTTCTACACGCAACAAGCATTGCAACCTGGTTCTGGGCTGACAACTGAAACCGCCTACCCAACATTCCAGAGTTTCCTTTCTGGGAGGACTGGTGGTGGTGACACATTTACGAACCCGTTGTTTGGGCAGGCTGGGGCGCAAGCTGCTCGCGGTCTGCTGAATCAAGCGCGTGGTTTTACAGCACCAGCATCGCAGGCTCTCCCATCTCTACTTGCTGGAGGCGTCTTGAATCCAGCCACTACCGGACAGGGGCAAACTCTTGCGAATGTTGCTCTTGAAGCTGGAAGGCAGCGGTTTGGATCACTGTCCAGATTCCTTCCAGATGCACAGGCCCTGTCTCAGTCATTCTTATCACAAGACCGACCCATGCCAGGCACGTTCGCTGATTACCTGAATCAGAGGATATTTGGGTAGATGGTTCAACCGATAAACATATTTGACATGCTGTCGGATACCGCTGAAGGTCGGCGTGTTGGTTTTCAGACGTTTCTGAACCAGTTCGCCCAGCAGCCACAGCAACGCCAGATAACTTCGTTCAACCGACCGTTTTTTTCCAACCTGCAAAATCAGGCTGAGAACGAGTTTTTTGGTCAGGCAGGTCAAAGAATCCTGGCAGGCCAAAGCCCTCAGTCGTTCACAGATTTCCTGAACGATAATTTCAACCTTGGCAGGCGGGCCAGGCGTGCGCCGACACAGCAGATGGGGACAGGCGTTTCTCGCTTCACATCCCCGGCTCGCTTCTTATTCAACCAGTAGGGGGATTGAATGACACAGCCTCCTTTTCCTGGGAACGACTT